ACTACGATTCTGCCAACGGAACCTTTGATCGTTTTGGTTTACCAGGCCAGCTGTTTCAGGGGATGGGAGGAAGTTCTTCAAATTATTTTACGCAAGCAGCAGTTAGCTGGCGTTACGCAAAACCACCTGAAATTAAAAGTGTAAAAACAGGGCTTAGCAACGTTTCTGTTGAACTTATCGGAGAGATTGACGCCTGATGACAAGCGAAATTCGGATCTGTCAGTTTCTTCAACTTGAAACAACAAACGGTCAAACGCACCGGTATCAAAATTACTTTTTAAAAGTAAGTAAAAGTTTTCAAGGGGTTTCTTATAGCTATGTTCCTTTTGAAGTAGAGGGAGGTATCTCTAGCTTGAACGCAGACAACCAGCAAATCACTGTGCGTCTGCCAGCCACTGAGTATGCAGTCCGACTTGTGGAAGAGGGCGATGGCAACAGGTTGAGCAAATTGATTTTGTACACCAGATTCATCACGGCTGCCGGTGGCATCCCTAGTACTGGCCCAGAAGAGTATTACGTGGGGATTGGAGCGTCATTTAGTGATGACACGATTGAGCTTCGTTTCCGATCTGCTTTAGACGGTGTTGCGGCAGGCTTTCCAGCTCGCACTTTGACAGAAGAAAACGTAGGCATTTTGCCGCTTGAGTCGAACCTGTCATTGCGATGAATGACTTAATTGGGCTGGAATATTGCTGGGGCGCACACCCAGCAGACGGACGAAATAAGACTGATTGCTTTCAGTTGCTTTGTGAAATCCGTTCACGGCTTGGGTTGTCGGATTACAAAGAGCAGTTTTGTTGGGTTTACTGGCTGTACTCAGCCGAAACGCTTAAGCCAAGTCAGATGGCTCGCTGGTTACTTCAAAGCGGGAAGCGGCTTAAGATACCAAAAGTTGGTGCTGCTGCTTTGCTTGCTGGTACAGACAACGCTGCACTTGGAACGGTGACGGATCGGGGTTTGATCTGCATCGCTCCAGGCAAACGTGTTGTGTGTATTCCGGTGGAGCGTGTCAGCGCAAATTATTTCTGGTTGAACTGATGAATCGGAGACTGCTGCCTTATGAGTACCAGCTGATTGAGGCGCTGGGGGTAAGCAAAGAAGAGTATCTGGAATTTGTTGCGCTCCAGCAAGAATATAAGGATCCAAAGGCTGGCACTGCGCTTGACATCCGTGCAGACGGCGGAGCTACGGTTGCAATTGTTTTAACGGTTGTTGGGATTCTGTTTCAGGTTGGAGCGGCACTATTAGCGCCCAAGCCAAGCATTCCTGATTTAGGGGCAGACAACAAACGAAGAAATAGGCAGCAACGCTTCGCACCATCTTTTGGCTTTAACGGCGCTCCAGAGCTGGCTGCTTATGGCGATCCAGTCAACCTTGTTTATACCAGCAGGAAAGATAACGCAGAGGGAGGCGTTCGCGTTAGCGGTTCTTTAGTGTGGTCGGCGGTTGACAACTTTGGCTCAGCGCAGTTTATGCAGCTGTTGTTTGTGCTTGGAGCGGCAAAGATAAAAAGCATTAGTGAGGACAGAACCGCGTTTGGTTCGTTAGCTCTTAATCAATTAGACCCGTCAACGGCTTTTCTTTTTTACCCAGAAGATGGTGTAGGCAGGCCGCCAAGACTTAAAGACCTTGTTAAGGGCAAAAGAAAGTTTCTTCCACCTAGTTTGGAAGATCGTCCGGATAACCAAGATGTTTGCAAAATTGTAGGCTATAAATCAGGTCAACGAGAAGGTGTCGAAGGGTTTAGCCAGGCGTATTCTCCAACAACTTCCTCTTCCCTTGGTATTTATGATCCTGTGCCCATCAAGGTGGAGATGCAGACAAGGGATAGCGAAGGTAAAGAACAATTTGGCAAGATTGGCGTCACTTTGGAAGTAAACCCATGGTCAGTTAAACCGATATACAACGAAAACGATGAAATTAAAGTTAGGTTCAGAGACGATAGGTATTCAGCGGATTCAGACACAGAAGTTGTCCCCCTAGCCCTTAACTTTCGTCGTCAAGCGGTAAATGCTCTGGACTTTGGAAGCACTTATATGCTGGGCTCTGCCAAGTTTCGTCTGCTTGGCTTTGGCGGCGTAAATTCCTCCACAGATCCTGACGATGGCGACGTAAATGCAACGTTTAGATGTATTGAAACAGGACGATGCCCGTCTTTTGACTACAACAAAGAAGTACCAGTAGAAAATTTAAAAGCAGAAAAACAAAAACTAGAAGATCATCTCAAGATTATAAGAGACAAAGCTGAAGACACCGAGACTACGCCTGCCAGCGGTAACGCTTTGTTTGTTACTACGGCTAGCGACTCTGACGATACAAATATCGCTGATCAGTACGAAGTGAAAGCGTTTATAAACAAAAATTTTACGTTGGGCCACTGTAAGGTCAGCTACGACTTTAAAAATCCTGTCAAGGCCGAATGGATAGACCAAATAGGAGAAAGCAAAAGCTTAAGCATTCAGACCAATGGCTCGATTGAATATACAAAGTATTTAGAAAGTGAAGTATTGAACGATCCTCCAACTATAAAAACTGAAGATTTGAGAGTAGCGTATAGGCAAGATATTAGAAAACTAAAGCTAATTATACGTCACATTGAAGGCGGAAACCTTGACGACAGTGACGCTAAGTGGGAGGCTTTCGGGAATAGAACTATGGCCGAAATGTTGCTTGCAAGGATTGAGGGCGATGCTACGGATGGCCCGCATATTAACTCAAGCGGCAAAAACATATATGGCAACTATACTCTTTATTATTACAACGGCTTGATGGAAAGCATTAAGCAAAGAAAAAGCAGTCTTAGAGGCAAGATAGACGGGACTTTAGTTGACCAGTCACCAAAACTTAAGGAAGAGTCTTTCGAGCAAGATAGTCTAACCAGTCTAAACAGAAACAGAAGAACATACGCAACTTACACTGATACAAAAAATTTGGACAATCGTTTTATAAGAAGGTTCGACAGGATGGACTCGTTACTTAAAAAAGTAGAGGGTCAAATCACTAGAAGGAAGACAGCACTTGCCGGGCAGATAAGAGGAGTCTTAGTGACTTATTTAGAAGATCAGACAGGTTCTTTCTCTACTCCGTTTCTTGCTCAGGATGAGAACTGGGGGCCTATAAGCGCCCGTTCATACATCAACGGAGGTCTTAATGCGTTAGAAGACAAGCTTGAAAACTTGCCTTCAAGCAAGAAAATTGTAGACATTAACTCTCTTAAGCCAATTGAAGCCAAATTCAGAGAGATAAAAAGGGGAAAACATGGAGCCGCCAAGGACATCGATAAAATTTTGAAAGACTGGGACGTTTGTTTGGCAACTGCTGACAACAATTTCTTTGTTAAGGCTTTAGTGAAAGCAGAGTCAGCTGCCTATGAAACCGTAAGCGAAGTAGACCAAGTCAAGTTTTCAATTAAATCGAAGTTGTTCAGAAGAGTTTCAGGACGTCAATTAAAGTATGGAGATATTAAAGCGTCTAAGCGATATTCATTAGCTGACAATGGCGTCCATGGGCGTCAAGCTTTTTTCCGATTTTCGTACAAAAAAGCAGACGAAAGCGACAGTCAATGGAAAGTCCACCCAACTATTTTTGCCATACGCCAGTCTTCAGAAAGTGAGTCTTACAACGATTTTAATTTTTACGCACCAAGCCGGGCAAAATACGCTTTCAAGATTGACCCTGTTTACGACGTCGCCTCTGAGATTGCGCTAAACGGCCAAGCAAAATTTGCTGTTTTAGACAGCCATGAAACAAAGAAGAGAAGCAATAACAGTGGTGATGATGGGTTTGTTTGGTGGAACGGCAGGGAAAAAGACAGCTTAAAGAGCGGCCCTACTGGCAGTAATCTGTTTCCAAACCTTCAAGAGCGCGGGCCTAAGCTTACGAATGAGTGGGACGTGTTCTCAGTTAATACTGATACGCAAGTCCAGTTTAGTTTTGAAGGTGGGCCTGAGTTGATGCTGACAGCTGTAACTGAGCAGCAAATAAGTTCTACGGATGGAATTTATAAAGACCTCTCACTCCTTTCGTTAAATATGTTTGCCAATAGGGGTATTCAAGATTTACGCAACGTGACTGCATTTGTGACAGAAGGCAAGATGAGCTATAGGGTCAATGACTTGACCCAGCCATCAGGCAGGAGCACTAGCTACGCCCCAGATATTTTTGTCGATACTGTGCTTGACAAGGTTAATGGTATTGGACGTTATGCCCCTTCAACGGTTTTAGATCAACCAAGTCTTCGACTTGCGAAAAACTTTTGCAACTTTAATAATTTACCTACCGAACCTGACCTTGATTCAGGCAATTCAGTAGGGTCCATTGCTTTGCATATGGATGGAGTTATTGCGGACAGTTCGTCCTGGCGTGAATTTTGGGTGAACAACGCTCCTTTTAGTTTGCTTGAATTTGCGAGAAAGAACGGCAAAGAAACTTTAGTGCCTGCATTGCCTACGGATAGTGCTGGCAAGGCGGCAGGAAGCGATGGTCGTCCTATTGCGTTAACCATTTCAGCATTGTTTACTACAGGCAACATCCTTGAAGATTCTTACAAAGAAGAGTTTCTGGACTACGGCGCAAGCACCCAAGATCTTATTGCTAGCATGGTGTACAGGGAAGAGTACACAAAATCAATTTTTCAGCGCAAAAGAACAGTAGAAGTTCAGCTAAGTAACACTGTTTCAGCTACAGCAATTAGGGAAACGTTTGATCTCAGTGCTTTTGTCACAAGCAGGCAACAAGCAATCATGTTTGGCAAGATGCTTGTGAACCAACGCAGGTATATCAGGCGTGGCGTGGAATTTAAAACGTTTCCATCGAGCAATCCAATAGAGCCTGGAGCGTTTATCTATGTCGATATTGGCCTGAACTCTTGGGACAGGACGTCTTCTGGCGTTATTGGTGCGGGGGGATCATTGAACTCACCACTGCAGGACAGCATTCCAAACGGCACGTATAACTTTTTGATTTACAACAGAGACAACGCAGCTGTCGCAGCACAAAATTCAATTACGGTTTCAAGCGGTGTAGCTTCATCCTTGGATGACAAGGTTGGCCAGCTTTATGTAATGGGAATTGTTTCAAGCACAAAACGTGTATTTAGGGTCACTGAGGTTGAAATGGATGAAGAGGGCGAAGTGACAGTAAGAGCTATTGAGTACCCGTGTGATGACGGGCAACGCGCTCGTGTTGCGGACTTTAGACCCAGCCTGTTTAAGGTGAGCTAAGGTAAGGTCAATGTTCTAGATCCAGCGAAGCGATGGCCTTCTATACCGGACGCAGTGGCTCGCTGGTTTTCAATGGCAGACCCGTCGCGAAGATTCGTGACTGGTCTGTTGAAACTACTCTTGAGCTGTTGAGCACCAATACTATTGACAGCACAAGCAATACGTTTACTCCTGGAGTCAAGGGCGCGACGGGCAGTGCGACTTTGATGTATTACAGGCTTGAGACGGGAGAAGGCACAAATTTCACTGAGTTCACGGCGCTACTGGCAAGGATTCACAAAACTGGCTCTGTCGAAACGAACGATCGTGTTTTTATGGAGTTTAGGGCTGGAGGAAATGCTACTGACGACATTAGATTTAATGCTTACATCACGTCTGCA